TTATTTATTTAAAAAAGTTACCCATTCTTTAATAGAGAGCGATTCCCCTGTATTTCTTAGAATCAAACCATTCTGTATTCTATCAACCCTGAAGGTCCTCATAGCGCCCGCCCTATGGCAGTAGGCCTTTATATACAATCCATCGAAAGATCTAACATCTACTTCGCGATACGAGTTTTCACCTTTACTATCTTCATAATCGAATGCTACGTATCTGAAGTCATTACTAATGATAAATCCAGCGGGATTTTTTTTCCCTATTTTTCTATCATTGCTGATGTTTATTTTTTTTCTATCGTTTACATACTTATTTTTAAAATTAACGGTTTCTTTTATAGCTTTATCGAATTGTCTATTTTCAATCGACTTAGTGCTTTTAATATTTTCTCTAATTCGAGTTTCGTAATCAATTTTTTTTAAAGCTGGGACTGATTCATTTTTATCTATAGTTAAAGACTTACGCGATGTATATAATCTACGCGCCATGTAAAAAGAGATGCAAACCAATATAAATAAAGCAATAAGCGAATCCCCGGCCCCCACTGCGCCAATGCACAAGAATGATAGAGTGCTTATTATTACAATCTCTATAAATTTAAGTAAAAAATTCCCACGACATTTGTAAAACACATATATTGAAACCAGTGGAACCAGTAAGAAAAACATTTGCAATAAGTCTTTCATTTTATATATTCGCTATTTTTTTTATTATTTTACCTACACAAACAACATCATCAACAGAGCACTCAAAGCTTGAGGATAGATCAGAGACTTTAACTCTATTGCCGGGGATACGCGCAATAGAATAAATATCATGTACACCATCTATGTTTAAAAGCCACATTCCATTTCCCAGCATATTACTATCAAAATCAACTAACCATGCTGCCGAGTCTTTCTCAACATATCCAATATTCTTGTCCGAAGATGAGACAAAAGTTGGATCACAAATCCACGAACCGTCTTTATTTAATGCTCCCGAAGATATAGACCAGCGGTTAAGAGTTAAGAAAGTCGTTTCGTATGAAACTGAATCAGGGTTTCCTGGGCTCCCCTGACCCGTTGATAACCAAAGTAATGAAACGCCAGTATCTAAAGCACAAGTAACCACTGCATCACCAGGGAAGTATTCACGTCGAACCCAAGTACTGATCGTTGCCGTGGAAATGTCCAGAAAATCGCCGAGTTCTTTCTGTGTGCGGAACCCATATGCATCCAACATTCTGCGGAGAACAGGCTTCCCACCAGATGCTTGAATCTGTTCATAAAGTGCCTTTCCTGAAACCAATGACTTTCCAACTTCAAAATTCGAATTTGCAAACTCCCCAGTAATTAACCATTCAACATCGGCCCCAGTATCAAGAGCGCATTGCACAATAACATTCCCAGGGACCTGCCCGCGTTGCAGCCAACTCCCAACGTTGCTTTTTGCAATACCAAGCTTGTCGCTAAGCTCTTTTTGCATCTTAAAGCCATATGACGACAGGATTCTTTCAAGAACCTCACTCGCGACAGCGCCCTCAAGACTCTTATTCTTTACCATGGGTAATCACTTTTCTGTTTACAGTAATAAAAAAGCGATCTACAGTATTATCACACCACATGTAACACCGTAGAACACAAACCACTAACCGGAGATATTGCTTTATGTCTCATGATATTGCAAACCCCCAAGCCGCGCCCGCCGCGCCTTTTTCACCTACGCAGATTGCAAACATGCTGCTGCCCGGTCTGAGCGGCGCAATTCTGGAAGCAGTGCAGCGCGCAGTTGCTATGCACACCTCCCCGACCATGTCCAAAGAGGACTTCATTGCCGTTAACGGCATCAGCGCATCCGTGCTGGAGAAGTGGATCGCTAACGGCGTTGTGCTGCTGGCGCCAACCCCTACAACTACCGTGAAGCAAAACCGAAAGAACCGGAAGACCGGCGAGATCGAAGAGGTCACGATGACCAAGCACGGTAACGCCCTGATCAACCTCGAAGCGTGGCGCGAGAAAAACCGCCAGGTTGCGATCAAATGCCGCTACATCCGCGGTTAATTCGATTATTCGAATTTTGAAGGGCTAAACCATGTTTGATTATCAAGTCTCTAAACAGGCGCACTACGAAGAAGCCTGCCGCCGATTCGCGACAAAGCACAACATCAAGCAGTTGAGCGCTGATGCTGGCATGTCCGCTCAAGTGCTGCGCAACAAGTTGAATCCAGACCAGCCGCACCGCCTGACGGTTGAGGAATTGCTGACGCTGACCGACCTCACCGAAGACCCGACGCTGATCGATGGGATGCTGGCGCAGCTGCACTGCCAGCCGTGCGTGCCGATCAATGAGCTATCCAGCGGCAAGGTCGCGGCGTATGTACTCAATGCCACCTCCGAAATCGGCAAGGTCGCGGCCGAGGCCGTTGCAGATGGCGCCATGACCTCCGCGCGCCGCGGTGCGATACGCGAAAGCGTTAATGCCGGCATTCGTTACATGACGCTGGCAGGACTTGCCATTCAGTCCCGCATCCATGCCAACCCGACAATGGCCTCAACCGTTGATGCCATCACCGCCGTTGGCGCGTCACTGGGCATGAGCTGAGGTGAACATGATGCCAATTTCTATTGCTCCCCTGCTCAAGCAGCAAAGTCAATTCCGCCACTTTGGCCACGGTTGGTTAGAACTCAAGAACGGTCAACGCTGGCACCCAGTGCAGTGCCGACTAGAGATAAAACAAGAGGAAAAGGTTGCGAGCCGTAAATCAGAGGTATTTGCATTTTTTAGGATCCAAGCGTTGAAATGCCTTGCCACAAGATACTTAAACCTGCGGTTAGTGCTTTGGAAGTGACTTGCCCAATGACGTCTTTAGTGCCTTCAGTCACTGCTCCTTTACTCGCTGCCAAAAGAGTATCACCGAAGGATTCCGTCAATGAATCAGGCGTCAATTTCAGTAACTCTAGGCCTTTTGCCGTAAGTACTGCATCGCTAAACGAAGCATATGGATGACCTTTAGCAGAAATATATCCGGCTTCGACAAGCCATTTTATTGTTGCAAATGCGATTTCACATTCTTTGCTTGGCACTGTGGCACCGTTTTCCAGCGTCACATCAATGGGGGCATCATCAATAAGATTTTTTATACGAATGGTCTTTTCAAGTGGGAAATTCTCATAGAGAAAAGCCAATGTCTTACCTGTTATTTCATTAAACAAATCAATATTGGAGCTTTTGGACATGACCACACCTACTCTTGCTGAAAAAAAAGATGAATACGACGCTTTGTATAGGTTATTCCGCATGACCGTTGAGATGCAACTTGGGTTGTGCATGGACAGTGTAAGAGCGAAGGCTCAGTGGCGCAAAATTCTGGCCAATGCTGATACATCTGTGTTGGCAGATGTACTGGCTGAGTGTCTTTATGAAGCTGGTCACAAAGCAATCACGAGTAAATCATGATATGGCTTTTACTGAAACTGCGCGCGCTGTGCCGCTGACGCCGGGCCAGCGGGCCGACGGTTTACAGCACATCGCCGAATTGCGCCGGGATGTTTTCAAGTGCGACAGCACCGCTGAAATAAATCGATTTTTGGCAGACGTGCGCGACGAAAGCGATCCACGAAACAAAGGCAACATCCGGGCTCTGAGCGCCATTTTCTTTTTAGCTGGTATTAAGAAAGAGCGCCACGGGCTGGATTTCAATGAACTGACGAGTGAGGAGAAAAAAGCATTGGTCGATGCAATGAATAAATTCCGCGCAGTCGTGAGTTTATTCCCGAAGCATTTAAGCATGCCGAGAGAAATAACTTTTTAACCTGACCAGAAATTAATTGGCGTAAACCCGCCGGGCTTTTTATTACCTGAAGAAAGGAAAACCACAATGAGAAATATACAAAAACTGCCAATCACCATTGGTATCGATCCAGCCGCCGGCAACGATGTTTCAGTTGTACATCAGACCGCCTACCAGTTGGAAGAAATGCTGAAGCGCGCACGCATGGATGAGCGTAAGAACCAGGCCTCGGTGATGTCCACCAAGCTGGAAAATCTGGCCAACTCCATCATCGCCAAGGATTTGAGCCTTCGCGATGCCGTAGAGCTGCTGCGCCACGAAGCCGAATTCATCCAAAACCAGGCGATGGAGCTGCACTAATGGCCGACGCAATGGACATCGAACAGGAACGCCAGCAGCTGATCCTGGACGCTCAAATCGAACAGGCGCGCCGGAAACCGGCCGCCCCTTCCGCCTTTCGCTGTGAAGAGTGCGACGCGCAGATCCCAGAGGCACGCCGCCTTGCCGTTCCTGGTGCAGCCCGTTGCGCCAGCTGCCAGGAACTTCACGAAACAAAATCACGCCACTACCGGGGGTAGTTATGCTGAATTCCGCGTTGAAATGGGTGGGCGGAAAGCGCCGCATTATGGACACCCTGTGCCAACACCTGCCAACCGCACCAGGCCGCCGCCTGGTGGAGCCATTTGTGGGTTCCGCTACCGTTTTCCTGAACACCGACTTCGATTCCTACCTGCTGGCCGACATCAATGGCGACCTGATCAACTTCCACAACGTGGCCAAAGAGCACCCGGAAGAATTGATCGTGCTTGGCCAGTTGATGTTTGCCAATCACAAGGGCCAGGAAGGATATTTAGCGGTCCGTGCCAGCTTCAACCTCCGCATCGAAGTCAGCAATATCATGCGCGCGGCGAAGTTCCTCTACTTGAACCGCCACGGCTACAACGGCATGTGTCGCTACAACCGCCGCGGGGAGTTCAATATCCCTTACGGCAAGGTTATTGATCCCTATTTCCCAGAGAAAGAGATTTACGCCTTCGCCGAGAAAGCGAAAAACGCCGTTTTCCTATGCTGTGACTTCACCGAAAGCATTGAAATGGCAGCGCCCGGCGATGTCATTTACTGCGATCCGCCATACATGCCTAAGACGAAGACAACCGGCTTTACCGATTACCACACTGAAGGCTTTGGCGAACTGCATCAGTACAACCTGATGTACTCGCTGCGTGCCGCCGCCGCGCGCGGTTGTCACGTTGTGGCCTCAAACAGCGATGTCGCCGAAGCGCTGCAGTGTTATGACGAGTTTGAGATCCACCACATCACCGCCCCGCGTTCCGTGAGTTGCAAAAGTGATGGGCGCGGGCGTGTCGGCGAAATCATCGCAACGATGGGAGGGATTACGGCGTGAACAATGTAACAACAATCAAGCCTAGTAGCGTTTTTACATTCAGTTGTAATGGCCGTGAATACGTTATTTCACATAAAGACGTCGCTTACTTCCACCCCTCAACTGACCTGCCCCCAGTATTAGATACAACCGTTAGTTAGTAATGTCGGTTTGTTTATCTTCACATTTTCCATTCCGCCACCGTGCTGCAAACTCTGATGGCGTCTGATAATTCAGTGCTGAATGTGGACGACACTCGTTATAATCCTGCCGCCAGTTATTAATGATTTTCCTTGCATGAACGATATCGCTGAACCAGTGCTCATTCAGACATTCATCGCGAAATCGTCCGTTAAAGCTCTCAATAAATCCGTTCTGCGTTGGCTTGCCCGGCTGGATTAAGCGCAACTCAACACCATGCTCAAAAGCCCATTGATCCAGTGCGCGGCAAGTGAACTCCGGCCCCTGGTCAGTTCTTATCGTCGCCGGATAGCCCCGGAACAGTGCAATGCTGTCCAGAATTCGCGTGACCTGAACGCCTGAAATGCCGAATGCGATGGTAATTGTCAGACACTCCTTCGTGAAATCGTCCACACAGGTCAGGCACTTGATCCTGCGACCGGTGGCCAGTGCGTCCATGACAAAATCCATCGACCAGGTCAGGTTGGGCGCCGCTGGGCGGAGCAGAGGCAGACGTTCTGTTGCCAGCCCTTTACGACGTCGCCTGCGTTTTACGCCCAGCCCGCTCAGATGATAAAGGCGGTACACGCGCTTATGATTAACATGAAGGCCTTCACGGCGCAGTAACTGCCAGATGCGGCGGTAGCCAAAACGCCTGCGCTCCAGTGCCAGCTCAGTGATGCGCCCTGATAAATGCGCATCAGCCGCCGGACGCTGAGCCTCATAGCGGCAGGTCGACAGGGACAAACCTGTAAGCTTGCAGGCACGACGTTGCGACAGACCGATCGCATCACACATAAACTCAACGGCTTCCCGCTTCTGGTCTGTCGTCAGTACTTTCGCCCCAGTGCCACCTGAAGTGCCTCCTTATCCAGCATGGCTTCGGCAAGCAGCTTCTTGAGTCTGGCGTTCTCTTCCTCAAGCAACTTCAGGCGCTTAACCTCGGGTACTTCCATGCCGCCATACTTCTTGCGCCAGGTATAAAAGGTGGCGTCGGAAATGGCGTGCTTGCGGCAGAGCTCACGGGCAGAAACCCCGGATTCAGCCTCGCGGAGAATACTGATGATCTGTTCATCGGAAAAACGCTTCTTCATGGGGGTGTCCTCATGTGGCTTATGAAGACATTACTAACATCGCGGTGTATTAATCAACGGGGAGCAGGTCACAATCGTTCAGTGTGAGATCGTTAAGTAATTTCCCCACCTTCCCTACCAGCACAAGAAACCCCGAAGAGAGGTAGGCCGCGAGGCTTGCTTTCTCCTGCATTTTCATACTCCACCTCCCCTGCTTGGGGGAAAAAAAAGCCTGCTGGGCGAACCATGCAGGCTTAGGACTGACCAATAAAAAAGCCGAAGTAGCTTTAAGCATACTCCGGCATCTTTCGGAAATTTAGCGCATTAGAGTTGTTGTTACAATGCGTTTTTTTTAAGGTGGGTAATTATTTCATTTATCTTTGGCAAGTCTCGTTTTACCCACTCAATCCCGTCGAGGTCATAAGTGGAGAGTCTCTCGCCACCAGCTTCTTTAGTGTTGAAGCTAGTGAGCTGTTGTTCTAGTGTGGCCTTGAAAACTTCAGCATATTTCAACATGTCCTCGGTAAATTCCCTTTCGTACTCTGTATCCTTCACCTCTTCAAAGAAGTTAATGAAGTCGGGCAGCCTTCCATCACCATAACTCGCGGCAAAGCCACCAGGGTGTCGGAGAAGCAATTGGAAAAGGGTTCTTAAAGTCGAAAGTTTTAACGATTTTAGCTCATCAGTCAGCCTCTGAGCCTCATCCAATTTTTGCTTCAACTTAACAGTATTACCGGCCAGAGAAAATTCGCTAATCTCAGGCAACATTTTAATTATTATAGCGAGTACAGCACTTGCTATAACAAAAGCGACAAATTCAGCTCCACTCAAGAAGCCGAAAAGAAGCAGCAGCATAGAAATCGCGAACATAAAAAGCATACCGACTGAGTAAATATTCAATTCAGCCTTAATATGACTTTCGTACATCGAACGAAATCTTTTCAACATGTTCTACTCACCTTTTTCCATAGCTATTCTGTCCGATAATACGCTAATCGCATTCGATTCTTCGATATACATCCAGTTCATGCACTGCTTAACCAGATCCGAATACTGATTTGCCCAGTCACCTGGCTCTACCACAGCCCCTATGATGCGCATCGAGTTGCGCAGATGCTCCATGTTGGCCGGGATTTTACCTTTGCCGCCACACTCTTCACACTCTATAGGGTGTGGCCTAGCTGTGCGACCAGTACCGGAGCAGCGCGGGCATATATTGGTCGTTGTCGCATGTCGTTCCGACCATGTCCGCAATGTGGCACGCTCATGCTCAATACGCTTGGATATATCGGTTATCTCGAAACCGACCTCGTGATATTCGATGTCACTAATTTGCGCCTGGCTGCGCTGCTTCTCCAAAACCTTAATCTCAGATTGCAGTGTCTCAATGTTCTTGCGGGTATGTGCTGTGCGCGGCCCATATCGGCGAAGCAACGTGGCAAGATGAGCCACCTGCGCCGGCAGGTTTCGTTCAAGCACGATACTGAGGGATAACTGACATGCTGCCGTCGCGCGTTCAGGATGTGGTCGCTGGTGCACCCATTCATTGATCGCCGCACGTAGCCGCTGTTCCGCTTTGTAATCGTTGCGGTACTTGGTCATCAGCAGATCGAGGCCAACGGAGTGCTGGTGCTGTGCGGCAGCGAATGCCCCGAGAATTTGCTCCCTGGTCAGGGAAGCGCGTCCACGGCCCACATTCATTGATTCCGCGCTTACACAGCGTGGATCGTGCATTTTTATTAGTTGTTCTATTGCGTTGGTCATTGGTCAGTCCTGTAACTAATTGGCATAATTGATTTTATAGAGTATTTATTATAAAACAACCAAAATACAAAACATGCCGAATAACCACGGGGAAAGATTTCATTTTGCAATTTTTATGATTTTTAAATCACATACCATATTTAAGATAAACTCCATTTGTCCGGCCAGACTGATATCCTATTAAGTCCTCATAAGAATCGTAACCATGAAGTTCATCCATAACAATAACCTTAATTAAAGAACAACCCTGAAACTTGATGTTTAGCTCCTTAGACAGAGTTCTCAACGCTTGGGAAAAAACTTCCTTTTGAGCAGCATCTTTGCAGACACTCTCAAAAATCAAATATGCGACATCAGGCTCTATCCTCAAAACCTTTTCTTCGAACTTACTTTGATCATTTTTACTTTCTATGAATGAAGCCGCTGAGCCCTTAACTTCAGAAATTACCAAATCGCCATCAATGACAGCAACGATGTCAATTTCTTGATAGTCATTCTTGTCAAATGATGAATGGAGATTAACTTCAGGGAAGTAAACGGATTGTTTGCTTTTTGACTCACTCAATAATAATGATACCGCGGCAACAACTGATAATCCATTATGCTCAACCAAACATCTTAAAACAAATGGTGTAAACGCATACCGCCATGTCATATCTATTGGCGTGATATATTCCGTTGCACAAACATCGCATTCATTCACTAATTTCAAACCATCTAAAACACGTCTATTTGAATTACCACAGTACTCACACCTTACAATATAAACCTGTTCAATAAAGCCAATTCTCACCATGTACTCAATTGCATCTAACAAACTTGCACAGAGTAACTCTTTTGCTTTTCCAATATTAGTAATATATTCATCATCGATTAACCCCTCAATGTTTTTTCCTGGAATTTGCCTTACTCGTGTCTCAAGGGTCATTAACTCATAACCACTTACACTTTGTTCTCTTAATAAACCTCTGATGAAGACATTGTTAATAATAGATGATGCCTCATATATACTTGAAAACTTCGATACAATCCCTCTGTGTTGTTGACCTTTATCCGAGATTTTTATATTTTCATATTTATTTTTATTCTTGCAAAACCTCCTATAATCATAGTAATCTTTGTCATGACACATTAGTAATTTGAAAACATCCTCATCAGACGGGGACATCAATTGGAGATGCTTGTCTTGTTTATTGCTATTACCTCTATACATACCAACAATGTTTTCAGAACTTAGAATTGAGAGCGAGTGGTGTTTATTTATTTTTGACGGATTTTTTGTAAATAACTGGGTGATAACGTGCCTACGACATAGCTCCCAATAGTTATTAGTATTGACATATAGACTATCATTTTGATATCGCTCTATAAAAACATCAAGAATCCACTCGCCACCTTTTAAAAATTGGTGTTCATAATTTATATATGAGAAGTGCTCCGGCCCCTGCAGCTTAAATTTAGAATTTTTATTAATAGTGTTTTCTTGTTGATCTGGCTTTCCTAAAAAATTGTATGGGTGTCGTCCGTCTAGATTCGGTAATGATAGCTCATCAGTTTTTCTTGCCAGCTTTATTTCTACATTAGTAAACTTCTTTATTTTCAATATAAATTGCATGCATTCATCATGCGTCAATGAAGAAGTTCTTATTTCAACACACCCGCTTTGCGAACCATAGTTATATACGTTTTTTTCTAAAAACCCGCCAAAACTCTTACAAAAACCCTCATCACATGCAACTAATTTATCGATAATCATCTCAGATATACGTTCAGAATCTGAATAAAACAATCCATCTTCAGAAATCATCCTTTTGTTCCAGAAGTTTATTTTATCCAATGGGGATGAACCAATATACAACTGGAATTTTACATTTCCAGCGGGGCGTTTTTCTTTTGGGTGTGAAATGTTTCCAGAATGTATTTTTGACAACAAAGAGAATGTTAATACTTCATCATTACTTATCGCATCAACTATACTCGCTATAGAGTTTACCCTAGCATCCCCTACGTAATTATTCTCAGGAGTTTCTTCATCACAATAACAAACTGTTTTAAACACACCATTTATCTTATATGTAAATGCTTCTACATCATGTCTAAACCCAAAGTTATCAGGTACAAAGTCTTTATGTTTTACATTACCTTGTTGTGTGAGTAAAATTTTCTCCCCATCAGCATTTAATTTTCTTGCATATGGACTTTTAATTGTTGACCATGATTTAACTGGCTTATAGCGCACTAGCCTATTTGGGATGAAGCTCCCATTTTCCTTCTCAAGACTATGATACCAAAACTCAATTGGCATTGTTATTTTATTCAGTTCCTCAATATCTTCCTGATTTAATTTCACATATGAATAAATAAAATCAACTTCATAGTCATATAACCAATCTAAGTATTTATCATTTAAAACCTTGCGCTTCTCATAGGGTATCAGTAATGTATTTATGCCTCCCCAACGGCTATAACACTCTTCAAATACTTTATTTATTATATTGCACGAAACCACATCTTCATCAATAGGGATTAAATACGCAACTTTAATAGGTCGGTTCCACAAGTCAATATCGATGCTCTTAGGAAGTTGCTCTAAATTATTTTCTTTCATTTCACCACCGCCCTATAGTTTATTGGTCTAAGGTCGAATAAACTTTCAGCCCCCCCCAATTTAATGTACATGCTGCAGCTATTTTCTATAACATTAAGGTCATAAACACGATACAAAAAATATCTTTCTGCATTATCAGCTGAAACGTTAACTTCATTTGATGATATATAAAACGGCGTGTATAGACCACCACGAGTTGTTTTCACCTCTATCAGTATAGAGCTCCCATATTCATCAAATGATTTAATATCATACCCTGCTGAACAATCCGTAAGAGATACTCTTTCTATTTTTGCCGCAAGGTCAGGCCGACCTAAACTCACTAATCTCTCTCGTTCAAAATTCATTACTAATTGTTCGCCTTGATCCCCAAGCGTACGGTTCCTCTCATCTGCAGCTGCCCAATCAGGTTGCTGTAGGATCTTGGTTGTTTTATTTTTTTTCTTGACAGATTTAGATTTATTTTCTCCGTTTGGAAAATCAACCACTCTAACTTTAAACGCATCAACATCAAATTCATCAACCAAGCTTTCATCTTTCAGAACATTTGAAGTGGGAGCTATCTGTAATGAGTTTTTTAATTTAAAGGCTGATTGGCTACTCAGCAACCTCCACGTAAAACGAACTGGATTTGTTGAATTTTCATCAACGGAATCGTACGCCAACAACCCCAAATAACTATAATTTGATTTTTCTTCGTACCTTAAAAAAAGATGTATATTGCTTGTATTGTGATCATGCGATTTTAACCTTTGAACAAAATCACTCTCCGCACTCATTTGTTTCTGTGTTTCCCAATGCAACTGACCTTCGTCGGTAAGTGCATCTTTATATGGATTGCCTGCATGCGGTTTTTCAATAGTAACAATGAATACTAGATCGTTCGTTTTATTTTTAAGTCTGATTATACCAGAGATACCCCAGCGCCCAGCCCCTACGGTAAATTTAGAACCAGGCTCAAATAACTGACAAATCCCCTCACGATCATATTTATTTAGTAAAATTGGCTTTAAGTTACCTTTCGACTTAGGTTCAATATAAAATCCGTTTGACTTTAAAATTTCAAAACACTCACTATCCTCGCCGCCTGAAAACTCATCTGAAATTAGAAGCCTATTAATTATAGTTTTCGCAGCGATACCAAAAATAAATTTTGGAGGGTAACGATTCCCGTCATAAACTAAATCGTAAGTTGTCGAATGCCGATAGCAATAGCGCCATGGTTCGTATTGACTATAGTCCCTAATTGCGTCTTTAATGGCGTTTGAATTAAGTTCACTCAATAGTTTCTTAACATCATGGACCCTACCACTAGGTCCTTTATTAATGTCTACGAAACCATTCCCGTCAAAATACACATTAGCTTTTGACATTAAAAATGATGCCATATCAAAATCGATTTTCGATATGTATGCGCCTTGCTGCGGCACACCATTTTTGTTTATAGGTGATAAATAATCACGTTTTATTGCAACCAGATGCTTTACATGTTCTTTAATATCAACCACTTTATTTAGCGGTTCAAATTTCACCTTTACTTCAAAATGTTCACTACCTTTCCAGTCAATAACTCTTGCTTCTTTTGACTTTACCACCCCAGCGTTGGTTATTTTTTGGTCAAAGCATGCAAAAACTATATCACCACTTCTAGCTTGGCCTAGCATCTCGCGATAACCAAGTTTTGAATCACCACCAATACCCGCAATAAGGATACCGTCACGAATTTCTATAACATGACGTTCTTTATTATGATTAACCCAGAAAAACTGCTGTTCATTATCCATACCAACACCCTATCCTTTGCGTGTTTTTAGGATAAATTACCTTTTAGTTACTGCAGTTTCAATTGAGAATCCAGGTGCTACTTATCATTCCGCGTATAAACCTCCTCAATTAATTTCATATACAATAATGAGCAACGTCAATTATTCCATTGTCAATAAATCCTGTCCTATCCATATACCTATTGTCCTATGCAACGCACAGAATAAAACCTCATTAAGCTCACCTTGCCGCCAGTCGTATGGTATACGCCCATCGATTACATCGTGACAACTGGAGCATCCGAAAACAGCCCAGTAATCATCGCTTTTATACCCCATGCCATGGGTGCTACTGGGGAGATGACATAAAACCGTTGTTTCCGGGTTCCCGTTGCAAATTCCAGGAATCTGCAGCGTACAGCACTGACCACGTGCCGAATCACGCAAGGCCTTACTCCTAAATGCTGGTGACTTTCGCACTCAATACTCCAAGAGCCGATTAACGGCCTGTTCCATCTCATGCTCATCGGGGAAATGCTGTTGCAGCGTCTCGTTCCAGATGATGCCTGCGACACCGCTATAAACCTTGTCGAACTTCTCCTGGCTCATATTGACGAAAGCAATGCTCCAGCGCTGCTTCAGCGTTCCACCATCCGGGTTGGCGGCCAGATCATAGAAACCGGCCTTTACCATGACGTGATTGAGGTATGCCTCAGTCGTTTTCACAGCTTCGGCGTCAAAATGCCGTTGGCGCTGCGCAGCAACACGCTGCAACACACTGTCGGCGATCGGCTTTGTGATGTTGTCATACAGCATCGGATCCCCGGCCTGTGCCGCCAGCATTTTCGCTACCTCATGCGCAATCCACTTTTCCGGATCGCTAACGAACGTCCAATCTGGCTCCCAATACGAAAAGCCCAACTCCAGCAGCTTCCAGAATTTGCGGTGGTGCTTCAGGTTCCGGCGGTCGCCGATCGGTCGCATGGCGATAGGAGTGCCCGTAGGCACCCCATTCATCGTGTCCCTGTCGTGGTCGGTCGCGTATTTGATGCCGCCACCAGGTAGCAGAACACCCAACGCCTCCGTCTTGTGCTTTCTCGGGGACTTAGTTCGCGGTGCTACTGTCATGCAACACACCTCTCAGCCATTCGCATTGCTTCCCTGCGGATCTGCGCCAAGAATGCTTCGCCATGTGCCATCAATTGGTCACGACTGACATAACTCTGGGCTGGGCCGCGCCAAGTTTTATCGAACACCGCAATAGCCGCGCCAAAGCCGGCATTGCTGGCCTCTTGTTTTGCATCTGCCGGTCGGTACCACAACGGCACATCAAAACCGATGCGGCCACGAATGAACGCAACGTGATCCGCATCCTCCGGCCACCAGACTTCCGCTGTCGCTGATTTGATGAGAAACACATAACGCCCGCCGAGTTCCCGCATCGTCATGGTTTGGCGCATGATGTGCCGCATGCCAGTGATATATTCACCTTCATACTGCTTCGCCGTGCTGTACGGCGGGTTACCAAAGGCCGCGCCATTCAGCTCTTTGACGCGGACAGACCAGTCCTGTACCAGCGCATTATCTTCGGCTGTATAGAATGCCGCGCACTTGCTGTTTTCGCCGTCACTGAAAAGATCCAACACAAATGGCCCGAACATGCCATTGATCCCCCAGAACAACGGATCCGGCGTGCGCCACTGGTCGCCAATTTCCTTAAGCTCATGCGTCGAGGCCAGTTTCTGCGCAGCCAAAGCCTGCACATATGGCGTGTTTGAAAAATCAATCACAGGCGCACCTCCGAATGAGAAGGCACGAGACGATAGAACCAGGTAGTTTTCCCTGATTCGTCGTTGCGGACTTTGCTTACCTGCTTCACCAGGCCATGCAGGTTCGGTGATATTTGTAGTGGTCAAGTAATATTGGCCACGTTTTTACAGTAAAAACGGTATCTGTTCTCTGATTCTTCCGGCGTCAGTCCACCGTTGTAATGGTGAGGCCTGACACTATTGTAGTAGTTCAATATATAATCACTGATTTGTCGCCGGGCCTCGTCCTTGCCTGCGTAACCATTCGCCGGTACCCATTCTGTTTTCAGACTGCGGAAGAAGCGCTCCATAGGGCTGTTATCCCAGCAGTTTCCCCGCCGACTGACGCTTTGCTTTATTCTGTAACGCCAGAGAAGTTGTTGATATTTCAGGCCTGTATACTGGCTTCCCTGATCGCTGTGGAACATCACATCACGCGGCTGGCCTCGCGTCTCATATGCCATCCGCAGGGCGCTGCTTATCAGCACTGTATCAGCATTTTCTGACAGGCTCCAGCCAACCACTCTGCGGGCAAAAAGATCCATGACGACCGCCAGATAGCACCAGCGATTTCCTGCCCAGATATACGTAATATCTCCGCACCATGCCCTGTCAGGCTCCGGCACAGCGAACTGACGTTCGAGCAGATTCGGCAGGCATGTATGCTCCTGTCGGGCATTTTTGTACTGATGTTTTCCGGGCTGACAGCTGCTCAGGCTCAGGTATTTCATCAGACGCCCGGCCCGGTAACGGCTCATCGGGACACCGTTTTGAGTCAGCATTTCCGCAAGCGTGCGTGCGCCTGCAGAGCCCCGACTCTGGTTCCACGCCCGGCGTATTTCGCTGCACAACCTGACCTGCGCCGGATTAACGGTATCGCGTCGCTTTCGCCAGTACCGGTAACTACTGCGGTGTATTTCCAGAGCGGAACAAAGGCTGACAACCGTGTGGCTGTCACTCAGTCTGGCAACTATCGTGAACCGTTCAGCGAGTCGGACATCAAGAGCGCGGTAGCCTTTTTTAATATCGTATTCTGTTCCTCCAGACGGCGAATCTGCTTTTCCAGCTCTCGGATTCGTTGCTGCTCTGTGGAGATAGGCGTCGCAGAGGGCGTGATGCCCTGGCGCTCTCGCCGGAGCTGGCGTACCCAGCTCTCAAGGGTGGTAGAGCCGACATTCATCGCTTCACTGGCTTGTCGATATGAGTAGCCCTTATCAACAACCAACTGCGCACATTCCAGCCTGAACTCAGGGGTGAAAGTACGCTTAGTTTTTTTGTTCATTAAGTCACCTGTTTTGTGTTGAGGTGAGGATATCACCTTTAATCAGGTGGCCAAATTTACTGTGCCACTACAATTTCACGTAAACGCGCGCTGATCGCCGTCTGGGTATCACCTTCATCGGGGAACATCTGCGCCAGCAGGTTTTCCAGATCGCGCAGTGAATGCCAGTCTGCACCGCTGGCTGCCGTGATAACCCGGTTCATTTGAGTATTTGCTTCATCGAATCGGCCCGCCATACGCAACTTGCGGATCCCCTCGTTGATGCAACTACGCTCCTTTTCGGAGGCTTGAGGTTTCTGCATCATTGCTCAGCCCCCATGGTCAGCACTGTCCGCGTACCATCGATACCAGGCGCCGACAGCACACCACCAGCCTCCATCTGCTCTATCAGCCGCGCAGCGCGGTTATAGCCAATGCGGAATTGACGCTGCAGGCCTGAAATCGAAGCGCTGCCCTTGGCCAGAACAAACTGGACAGCTTCGGGATAACGTTCGTCATTCAGCGAATCGTCATCCTCAGCAGCCGTTGAACCACTGCTATTTGCCGAATGGCTCGCTTCCCCGCCGAGCGCTGCAACCAGGTTGGCGATCAACGCCGACAGTTCGCCGGTTAACAGAATGAAATCTGCGTCAAAACGCTGAGCGTAATCCTCCCGATCGATATCGTCGCTCTGCTCCAGCAATACATCGCTGAATTTCAGTTTCTTCAGCGTGCCGTCATCGCTCAGCACGAAATCAATTCGATCCTGCCAACTCAGCGCCAACTTCGTGACCAACTTACCCGCCTGCAGGTTTGACGCGATTTCATCACCGACCAGATCCTGCTTCTTGCAACGGATGATCCCGCCCTCTTCCAAAACCGCTTTCAACTCGGCCTCATCTTGCAGAGTAAAGCCCGCCGGCGGCTGGCCGGAGCGTACCCATTCGGTCACGGTCAGCTCGATCGGGCTTTCCATGGTCAGCGGCACCACCGGGAGTGAACCCAGGCTCTTGCGCAGTAACGCCAGCGCATCTTCGGCGCGTTTAGCACTGGCAGCGTCAACGACGATTAACCCAGCCCCTTCGTTAATCCAGATCTGTGTTTTATGGTGTTTGCTGAAAGCGCGCGGCAGCAGGCTATGCAGCACTTCGTCTTTGAGCGTGTCTTTCTCTGATTTTTTCAGTTTCCGATGCTGTTCGGCTTCAAGTTTGGCGACTTTCTCGTTCAGCTCGGTTTGAATAACTTCACGCGGGAGCAGTTTCTCTTCGCGCTGTACCACCAGCAGATGCTGGCCGTTGGCGGTATGCACGAGCGCATCGCCAATCGGTGCCACCCATCCGGTTTTTGCCATGTCCTGGCTACCGCATGGCGTGAACGCAAATGCAGCCAGTTGCTCTTCCATCCCGCTCAGATCCACACCTCGGGACAAGCGGTAAATCAGTGCGTTTTTGATACAAATGGTCATTGGTCAGTCCTTACTTGTTTTTGCTAGGGCCACCTTCAGCCGGATTGACTGAAGAAGCGCCGCGCCTTTTTTCTCTGTTTCGGGGGTGGTCAATCCCCGTTCTTTTCCAACACCTATCGGCGTTTCCGTGTATCCCAGCCTGATTGCTGGTTCCGGGATTTGCTCCCCATCCTGTAATTTCTTTTCCCACTGCCGGAGCAGCCTCTCTGCCACTTTTCGCAACTCAGCAACGCCATGGTTGTACTGCTGCATCGCCTTGCGCATATCGGTGACAATCCAGTACAGGATCGGCGCTTTCCATCGAAACGCTTCAGGGCTGTCGAAATAGCCCCGCCTAGCGCTGTACCGGTCAAACTCCTCCATCACGGCATCCACCGTTGGCAGTCTGGCGTCGATCAGCTCTTTCGCCATCGCCAGCCAGTCCGGTGGCGCAGGGAACGGATAAAACTTGCGTCCCGGTGCCGACCTGATGGCGTAGTTCAGTTGTTCCGGGTTAATTGCTTCCTGCAACAGAACCCGCGTCAGTTCCGTTCCAAATGCCTCCATCAGTACCGTCGTATTCATTCGGCTGACCCACGTTGGCCAGTGGATCGGATACATGGGTAAAATCACCGTCAAGACAATCCCCTGAATCGTCTTCTGTTCCGCCGCCGTAGCCGTATTTTTCCTGTACGGCTCGTATTGCGGCGACGCCCTGCTGGAAGCGATCCGTTGCATTGCCGCCGCCGTTACCGGCTTCGGCCCGTTGCGGTCGCTCATAGCGTTGCCCTCGCAATTGCTCATGTTTGAGCGAGTTGATAAATTTTTGCTGCCACTGGGAGTGGTAATAAACCCGGCCTGTCGGCTTCCAGAAGATCCGGAACTCATTCAGTAGCTCAGGGGTAAATTCCGCCGCGGTCAAACCGGACAGGTGGGCGATTTGTGCAAAGTCGGCACCCGGCTCCCAGTCGAATGACATCGGGAACATGCCGAATTGCGGTGCAGGTTGTGGCGCCGGTGGGCGGTTGTTCAAAATGGCATTCAGGTGTGGGTTTATCGGTGGTTCATCACAGGCTGAATTTTGAGCATCGCCTAAGAGAGAGAGATCAGTATTTACTACAGATCCGTCTTTACTAATGCCCTGAATTTCAGGATACGGATTTTCAGGATACGGTGGTTCGTCCGTTTCCTGACTTTCAGGATTCGGAGCCAAGCCTTGCGGCGCTTGGGGTTCATCCACTTCCTGAATTTCAGGATGCGGTTGCGGCGTGTCGAAGACGAAATAATCGAAACCGTCGGTCACGCCCTTGGCGTCGCGCAGTTGGAACCGGTGAATAAAACCGACCTGGATCAGTTCGTTCAGCAGCTTGTAAACAGCATCACGGCCGCAGCCGCGAACACCCTTCTTCTCCTGCCACAGGTGAGACGGATTGACTGACCAGCCATCAGGCTTGGACAGCAGGTAGTGCAGCATTCCTTCAGCCGCCCAACTCAGCGTTTTATTGCCGATAGCCGCATTGTCGATCATGGTGAATCCACGCAGGCGGTTGGTTCTGACAATTGCCATTACTCAGACCTCGAAGCAGAGGCCCCATGTTTGTCACTTTCCCGTGAGTAGTACGCCTGTGTTACCCCTGACAGAGTCCCTGTGATAGCCAAACGCCGGGCTTCATGCCCAGCGATACCCAGCTTCTTACCAATGAGGCTGGATATCAGTTCTACGGATTGTGTGGTTGATTGCTGGCTCATAGTGGCAGCTCCTTTGTTGATGGAAGTGGTGGCAGCCATTCAGGAACGGGCAGACCGGCGGCCTTCAGTTCGTTGTGGACGTGAACCAACATCTCAGGGGCTTCGGCGAACATAGCCAGAAAGCCCCGGATCGCGGCGACGTTGGTTTCAACTGCGGGGTTGGACGCCATGGCATCGGCAGCGCTTTTGATCGTCACTGCTTCGCTCTCAGTCCATCGCGTTTTGATCTGGTCTTCACGAACTGCTGCGAAAGGCAGGCCGTTCTTGCCCACCTTCTTGCGTGACAGCAGTTCCCGGCGAACGCCGGAGGCTATCGCAGCCCCTGCCGTTCCGTTGCCTGGCTGATAAATTGTGGTCATTGGTCAGTCCTTATGTGTTGCTAACAGGCTGGTTTGGTCAGAACCAGGCTTAAATTCTCAGGGTTGCGGCCGTAGTCCGCTGGGTTGTAGGTGTATGGAATTCTCGGAGACAAATGACAAAGCAAAGCTATGTCCTCAGGAACCCCTTGGGCCTTCCACTTCCCGACAGCTTGCCCTGTTCTTGCCTTACCTTTAGATGGGAAGTGACGCCCGATTTCTGCGTTACTCCCAATTTGTTGTTTCAGAATTTCGTAAAGTCTCATTGTTACCTCCACGGCAAGCGTAACTAAAGTGTCGAAACCAATCAATAGCACAACGAAAACAAAGTTTCCAAGCTTAGTGTTACTTTGGTGTCCGATTTCAGGTTTGGAGCAAAAGATGACCAGTAGCCTTGGTGAGCGAGTCAGTAAACGGCGAGCTGATTTGCAAATGTCTCAAGAAGAATTAGCCAAGAAAGCTGGCGTATCACGCGTTGCGATAAGCAAGGCTGAACTCGGCCTGACCAAAAATTTCAATGGTGACACCCTTTTCAATGTTGCGCGGGCTCTGCGATGCGATCCGGAGTGGCTTCAAACTGGTAAGGGAAGTATCGAGGGACGTAGCTCTAATATTGATCCTGAACCTCAATATACTCCCTATAAACTCCCGGTATTAAATTGGCAGTCAGTATTGGAGCAGATCGAGGGGGGCAATAAAAAAGCCGAAAAATGGATGGAAACAACCCTGAACGTAGGTAAAGATGCATTTTGGTTGAAAGTAGAATCCGATGCCATGACATCCCCCATAGGCCTAACAATTCCCGAAGGAATGATGATTCTCGTTAAGCCTACTGACGATTTAACATCTGGTAATTTAGTTATATTTAAAAAATCTGGGACTCGCGAAATATTTTTCAGGAAGTATGTTGAAGAGGCTGGTGATCGATACCTCAGGCCGCTAAACCAAAATTATTCAATGATTAAAATAGATGGGCAGTACATGCCGGTTGGTGTGGTTGTAGATGCGAAATGGATTCTGTAAAGAGGGCAATAAATAAATGTATTGCAATAAATGCGGGGCAATAATAGAAGTTGACGATAAATTCTGTAGGGCATGCGGTGCATCTGCCTACTCGACAAAAAAGATCGGAGAGCAAAATCCATGGACAGCTTCAACCCCTCCACCGCCACCTGAGAAGCCAGTGAAAGAAGTTTTGATAGAAACACCTGAAGAAAATTCACTCATTACATTTATAAAAAAATGGGCATATAGAATAATTATACTTATTGCTGCCTCGATGGCAGCAGTTATAGCAAAACCATTTGGCATTATGCTTGCTGATCAATATCAGGAGTCGAAAGTATGGAAAGAAGCTACTGAGGAAGTTGACAAGAAAAAGATAGAGATGAAGTTACCAAAGAGAATTGACGTTAATACTCAGGTCTCAGATGTTTTTGTAAGTGGACGTGAATTGCACTATGTATATTTAATAAACGACCTGAATATATCGGAAGACAATAGGAAAGACATCAATTCATTTGCACTAACCTCTTTCAATAAAGCATTGTGCGATAATGCACTGATAACAAAGTACCATGGCACTTCGGTCTATACGTATAAATTCCCAAATGGCACCCTAACTTACAAATTCACAAAGACTGACTGTCGAAACCCTCATTAACGAACTGAATTTACAATAAAAACCGGCTAGCGTCGGTTTTTCCCCACCGCAAACCGAAACCAAAGTATCAAAATCAGCTTGACCAACCCCGAAACCAAAGTTACATTGAAGCTATCCCAACCGGGATTGCTCTTTAACAAACAGGTAGCGACAGCAACACAGGGTACCCAGCACCCGTCGCGGCGCAACTCAGTCGGATGATGTCCACTGATCGCTAAGCCTGTAGTGTTTTTACCCTGCCGCTGCCATTTCGGGGCGGCAGGAGTAAAGTTACTGGAAATCACTACGGTTTGATTTTCTTTGTGTAAAGCACGACCACAAGAATAAGTACGTGCAAGGGAAACACTACTAAAATGGCAGTCCCTATTAGCTTATAGAATGATATTGCTTCAACGACATATAGCAGCGCCGTCCATACAACAGAGCCCACCAGCAACACAGATACCCAATGTTTTTCCAAGAAATTTATCATAACTACCTCATAAAGAATGACCATCAACATCATTGCATGAGGTATTTAGGTGACGAAATTTTGAGGTAGATGGCATCAACAGAGGAAAATTGAAGTGAAAGATACTAATGCGGTTCGATCCCCCCTACAGAAGATGAAGTGCAACATTTGAAGGAACTGCTGGAAAATCATCCTACATTTGTCTTCCAACAGTTAAATAAGTGGATGAATCAGGATGGTTTTATGCTCTCAATTCGTACCATTGAGGAAGGCAATATTACTCAAGGGCACTGATATAGCGATGATTAACGCGGTTCCCAGTTGTTAGAACCTCGAATGAGATTTCAAGTATCTGCCCTGCTGGTGCGGACGCAACAAGTTGCGAATAAATCGCCCTACGCTCCGGCGGCAAATCCCTAACCTGTTTCTCCGCCCGAGTACTGATTTCGTAACGACCACAATCGTCGCATAAGTAAGCTTTGTAGTTATCTTTATCAGTGAATATAAAGCTTCCCAGGCTGGTACATAACGGACATTCCGCTTCAAATCTCTCTTTCATAGCAAAATCCTTACTTGTTGTGGTGACAGCAAGGATAGCACGGCTGGGAGTGCCTAAATATCTCAGCAAAACCAACAATAAGGACTGACCAATGACCATGATTAAAGCAAAAGCAAAATCAGCAAAAATACGCCGCGTTCGTGAATTACAAGAGCGGATCCAGCGCAGTAGTGACCGCATCGAAAAAACAACACTTGTGCTCACTCGCTGTAAAACGATGCCGGACATGCCAGCCCCACCGAAGCAGCGCAAGCGCCGCTCTGTTGAGAGCGAGCTTCTTGCACCAGGGCAAGTCAGCGCCGCCGGCCGTCAGAAAATGCGCGGCTGCAGCCGAATCCCCCACGGCGTCATCTAAGCCCCTTCCCTAACACGAAGAGCCGTAGCCAACGCTGCGGCTTTTTTTTCGCCAAGATTCAGTAACTATGCCTATTTATTAGGCCCGGTAGGAGCAAGATTGAACTGCAAATGGTAAACAACACCTTTTAGGTGAAATTCCACATTAAACTGAGATTTAGGTTTGAATGGGTCAGGTGAACCTTTGGCAACACAAGTGGAACGCCACTGGATATGCCCCTTTCCTAACCCTTTAGAATCCCACCACTCTCTCCAGCACTGATTATCAGGTTGATCAGTGTCGATTTCAGTCACATACCAATGATTCTTAGCGGCCTGTTTGCTTTCTTCTTCTGAAGAATACATAGGCGATTTAATTCTTCTATCAACCAGTACAGTCATCGATGTATCCACATTATTTTTAATGACTTCTTATAGCACCACGTCCCCGCGGCATCAATTCGATTTCAGTCAGTAAGCGAATGCATATTCATTCGCATGCAGCCTGCGCGTGCCTTCGGGGCGTCCACGCGATAACAGGCTGCAGCCGAATGAATTAATTGCTGTGTGTAGACCTCTTGCCCCGTTCGTCGGGGCTTTTTTTCGCCCCTACATCGGCCACCGGCTTTTTCAACAACCGAAGGAAACCACCATGACACCAATCAATATGACCTCTGTCAAATCCTCCCAGATCCACAGCATCGGCCACGACGCGGCAACCAATACCCTGGCAATTCGCTTCAAGTCCCGCGGCGAACCGGCGGTGCTGTACCACTACAGCAACGTGTCGGCTGATGACTTCACCGCGTTCAAAGATGCGGAGTCCGTCGGCTCCCACTTCTACAAGCACATCAAAGCGGATACCGAGCGTTTCCCGTTCCAGCGCATCAATGAAAAGAAGGATGACGAATAACAGCGTGCTTTCACCATGCGCCAGGCTGCTGGCACATGAGTAAGCTCACTGATACCGGAGGCTTGCAATGCACGAATACAACTATCAACGGATGGTTGAGGAGACGCTGGAGCAGTATGACCGCACGTTAGCGGCGGATCCCGAGGAGCAAGCGCTGCTTGATGAGCGCGTTGAGGGTATGCGGAAAAACTTGCGGGTATCAGTGTTTCAAAAGCTGATTGCGGAACGCTGCCACATTGCGGGGTTAGACAAGCGCCCTCTCGTCGCGCTGGCAGAGTCACCTGATATGGAGGAATACCTTTACTCGGTGCAAACCGAAATCCTCACCCGGGTGATAAAAGCAGAAAGAATACTAGAAAAAAATCTAATTTTTCCTCTTAAAATTAAGATGCACCATATTTAAGGGTGAGTTCTTTAAATAAAATGGCAATCCATTCATCATATTTACGAATATGGATTGTTAACTCTCTAAGATCCGCTGCATCTTGAATGGAATAAAGTATATCTCCTGTTGTTATTTTTTCAGAGAACATTTTTCTATACTCAAAAGGGTCACAAGTCATAAAAACAAACCCATCCTCACCGGGAATTCTTCTGGCGCCCCAGTGAGCAAATATGTTCCTATTCGGTCGCCTTAACTTGATCTCTTCTAGGTTGTTTTTCGCCACAACTCTACGATCCGGAGATTCGATGTAATCATCAACTTTTTCGATAAGCTTATTTAGCATGAATGGAGTATTTTCCATTTCTTTTTTATCAAGTTTTATGACCCCTTGCTCCTTTAATAAAACATAAACCCTTTGAATATTTAGATCGATAAACCCATATGTTTGAATATAAGCCCCGAACATCTCCAGGTCTTCATGCTTCAAAGATTCCAATTCTTCAACGGAGTATTTTTTATAAATGCTTTCTAAATAAAGAACTCTTTCAGTAATGATTTCTATTGGAATTGCCATCCCTTCCCCTGTGTTCTTAGAGAAAAGCCCCGCAAGCGGGGCTATCCCGAAATGCGGCGACCAAACCGCAAATCATAAGGACTGGCCAATGACCAAGGCCACCAGCTAGCTGACCGGGGAACCACCCCCGATCAACACGGAGAATACCATGACCCAAAACCCTATCCAACAGATCCAGTACCAACACCGGATCGGCAGCCACAATATTCACCAATTCAAGCACCGCCACCATCCGTTGAAAGCCTGCGCCGTCGTTCTCAGCGTTTTTCGCTTATCTATCCGTAACTCCGTGAGGGCCGACCAATGAGCAACATGGTAACAACGGGCACTTTGCCGCAATCAGTCGCCGCCATGGGTATCGATGAGCCCACCTGGAACGCGCTGAAAAACTCCATCTATCCCGGCGCGCGGGATGACTCAGTTGTCATGGCTGTCAGCTATTGCGTCGCTCGCCAGTTAGATCCGCTGATGAAGCCGGTTCACTTGGTACCGATGAGCGTGAAGGATGCCCAATCCGGAAAAAATGAATGGCGCGACGTAGTAATGCCCGGTATCGGCCTCTATCGCATTCAGGCCGATCGCTCAGGGAGCTATGCGGGCGCAAATGAGCCTGAATTTGGCGACGACATAACAAAGACGCTGAACGGCGTTGAAATTACCTTCCCCGCCTGGTGCAAGTACACCGTTTGCAAGAGCATGCCCGACGGCAAGATCGTCGAATTCAGCGCCAAAGAATACTGGATGGAGAATTACGCGACTGCCGGCCGTGATAGCTCCGCGCCGAACGCTATGTGGAAGAAACGCCCTTATGGCCAGCTAGCGAAATGCGCCGAAGCGCAGGCACTACGCAAAGCATGGCCCGAAATCGGCCAGCAGCCTACGGCGGAAGAAATGGAAGGTAAATCGTTGGATATCAGCGACGCCAAGGATGTGACGCCTCACAAGGAAACCCAAGCGCCGCTGACGCTACCACATTACCCGGCTGACAAATTCAGCGCAAACCTTCCCGGCTGGCAAAGGATGATCGAATCCGGCAGTAAAAAAGCCGATGCAGTGATCGCCACCGTCAGCACCAAATTCACCCTTTCCGAAGCTCAAACCGAAGCTATCCGTAAATTGGAGCCTATCGATGCAAATCATTAACGTACAGCAGGGTTCTGCTGAATGGCACACGCTGCGTGCCAAACACTTCACCGCCAGCGAAGCGCCAGTAATGATGGCCGCGTCCAGCAAAATGCGCCGCGACGAACTGCTGAGCATGAAAGCCACCGGTACCGAGCGCGAGATCAGCGATTGGGTGCAAACAAACCTTTTCGACAAGGGCCACCAGCAAGAGGCAACCGCGCGTGTCATCGTCGAGAGCATGATCGGCGACGAACTTTATCCAGCAACAGCTATTGATGACATGGGGTGTTTGTTAGCCTCCTTCGACGGCATGACGATGATGGAAGACACGCTGTTCGAACATAAAATGTGGAACGCCAGCCTGGCTGCAGCCGTCCGCCAGCAGGAGTTGCCACCGGAATATTACTGGCAGTTGGAGCAGCAGTTGCTGGTGAGCGGTGCGGGACGCGTAATTTTCGTTTGTTCCGATGGCACCGAAGAAAACTTTGTCTCGATGGAATACACCCCCGTACCGGGGCGTGTTGAAGCGTTGGTCGCCGGTTGGCAGCAGTTCAGGCGGGATCTGGAAAACTTCGAACCCATTGCATCGAAGGAGGTACCACAAGGCAAAGCCATCATGCGCCTGCCGGCACTGATGGTAGAGATTGAAGGCGCAGTTAAACAGTCAAATCTGACTGTTTACCAAGGGAAGGCACTGGCGTTCATCGAGTCAATCAATACGAACCTCGTCACGGATCAGGACTTCGCTGACGCGGAAGAAACAGTGAAGTTTTGCGACAAGGCAGAAAACGAGCTCGATCTCATTAAGAAGCAAGCCCTGTCGCAAACCGTGCCAATTGACGAACTATTCCGCACGATCGACACCCTGCGTGAAGCGATGCGTGCCAAACGCTTGGAACTCACAAAGCTGGTGAAGTCGCGTAAAGATGAGCTCCGCGCTGAAATCATCAGCAAGGCCAAAACGGCGCTGAATGAACATATTAGTGATTTAAACGTCCAGCTCGGTGCCGTCCGCCTGCCAATTATCCCTGCGGACTTTGTCAGCGCCATCAAGGGAAAGAAAACCCTGACATCACTGCAGGGGGCCGCAAACGACGAGTTAGCACGCGCAAAAATCGAAGCCAACCAGATCTGCGATAAGTACCATGCGAATCTGAAACTGTTCGACGTGATTGAACCGGCGTTTAAACCGCTATTTGCCGATATCAACCAACTCATTGGGAACGACAGCGAGCATCTGAAGCTGCTGATTGAACAGCGGATCAGCAACCAGAAGAAACTTGATGACGAACGTATTGAGCGGGAGCGCCAGGCGGCCGCAACAGCGCAGGCGGCAAAGGCTGCACCCATTGCGGAGCCGGAACCAGTTGCTAATGCCCCGCTTCACTCGGCTGCAACGTTCAATTATCCCGATACGTTAGGCGGCACTCGAGCCGTGGCCACTGTGGTATCTGAACCTGAAGAGATCAACGTTCGAGCGGTTATAGCTGCGATAAAGGTCGATTTGGCGTACGAAGATATCAAGATCAGTGCCGTAGCTTTAGAAAAGCTGATTCCAGCCATCATTGCTGGCCGTATTCGCCACCTCTCTTTCACTGCAAAACCAATCTATCAGAACCTGATTCCGTAGGTTCACATAAGGAACATCCATGAGTACCACACAGACAACCGTTGCCAGCGTGTTGGAATCAGCCCTGCGCCCCGTTCGGGCGCAGCTCGACTTTGCTACCGAACAGACCACAGGGACTGCGCAGCGCTCCGTTGAGAGCGCTGGCATTTTGCTAAACCAAGCACAGGCCCTATGTATCGAACAGCACAACGCAGATGTCGATGAGTTTAACGAACTACTCGACAAGCTTGATGCGCTACAAGCCGACATCACCACGAAGCAACTGCAGATCACCAGCCTGCAGGATCAACTGGATGAACAGAACGTTATCGCCAAAGAGGCCAATGCTAACTCAGAGATAGCGCGCGCCAGAGTGAAGCAGCTCACCAGTGATAACAGCCTGCTCGCCAAAGACAATAACGCCCTCAAATCTCTCAACCCGCAGGCACTGCAAAAGCAGATCGCCAGGTTGAAGGAGGATCTGAAATTTAAGGTGCAGTTGCTCGACCAGCAAAAGGCAGAAATGCGAAAAGCCCGCGGCGAATCGGCCGATTTAAAAACGTCGCTTGCTCAGGCCGCACACCGCAATTCAGTGCTGGAAGATACCGTGGGTGAATTGCAGTCACGCCTGCAAAACATCGATGGTGACGTGGCGCCGGTTTGGTACCGCGCCAGCGATGGCAGCGGTATCCACTTTTACTTTTACACCTTCGGTTGGCGCTTGTCGTTCGGCTCAGATGACCGCGATGTGCAGTTGCAGATCCTGCAGGACATTGATTGGCATATTGAGGTCAGAACCAACACCGGGATCGGCGTCATCGTCTCTGTAACCGAATGGTGCCGCCCGCGTTACCCAACGCTGGACGTTTTCAAGCAGTCTTGGCCGGAAGAACTTGGTTCGGCGATTTGCACCCGGATTAGCGAACTATTGGAACGCAGCCACCCTCACCTTGTCCGCCGCGCTGAATGGGCCGAAGGCACGCCGCTTAGCTCGCTGCCTCAGTTAAAACCCCAGTGGCTGGATTTGCTCAATGCCTCCGGCATGCACTCACTGTATGCCGTCGCCAGCCTTACCCCGGAAGAGCTCTCCGAAACTGTCAAAGGCTTTGGCATCACCACCGCGCGCCAGGTGCATGCCGCGTGCATGAAAACGGTGAAAGAGTGGGAATCCGAAGATAAGCAGAAGGCGGCCTGAGATGGATGATGAATTGAACTACGGCAAGATCTACAAGCCCGAGGACGATAAGTGTTGCTATATCACGGTGATTATCTGGCGAATGCGCGCCCGCTCCGCGATCCGCTCGGGCCTGCCATATCAGCATGAACCTAAGCCCATTTATAAAGGCCACGGTCTACCGCCGGCAAAGCGCAAACTGGACTCGGTGAATATCGGAGAACGCCAGCGCTATTCGTCAACAATCATGCTGGCCGTTTACCAATTCCACCGCGCGGGACATAACGAGCACACTATATCCAGTGATACCGGCATTCCGGTACCGGACATACGCAAAATGCTGGAGCACAAAACGCAGACACAACGCAAAGCGTGGATGCTAGCCCACCAGATCCGGATCCCGTCGAAACAGGAAATCTTTAACCGCCTATTCCGCGAAGTTTAACTCGTTATGGAGGTAAAGCAGGGCCGCCGGGAAGTTTGGCAGCATGCGGCCGAAGCCAATATGCAGGATGCGATAAAGAAAATCGCTGCCATTTTCGACATCGACGATATTGCCATTTTCACTCCCGGCAAACTGACCTACCTCAAGAACAAACCCGTCAAGTACAACCGAATTCGTCCGTTGCAAAGCGATGTGGTGATCAACTCTATTACTGGCGCTATTAGCGCCAAGGAAAAGCAATGAGCAGTAAATACAGAAAAGGCGTTATTTATATCCGCAATATCCAACCTGGTGATAAGTGCGATAGCTTCATGTCTGCCGTAGGCCTGGCCGCCGCTACGATAATGGTAGAACACGGCAAACGCCGCAGCGTTTATGTTCTGGTGCGCCACGGCTTCCCTAATGATGTCCTAACCCATGGATATTCTAAGAGCGCCGTGCAGAAAAACATGTTGTTCAGTGGTGGCAAAGGGAAATCCTTCAAGGTCAATGCTCGTACTTTGCGTGATAAAAGCGTGAAAGCCCCAAGGAAGCCGTCCTAATGTGGATCCTCGCACTCATCATTTACCTCATCGGCGTGCCGGTTGCTTTCGTGATCGGCTGCATGCTCCGTCGCTCGGCAGGCGCAAAAAAGGATAGTGCTGGTTTTGTCGCCTGCGAGGCGGTTATGTGGCCACTATTGCTTCTTGCACTCTACGTTGCGATCCCAATCTGCGAACTGATCTGTCTGACCTATGATCGCTTGGTCTGGACCCGACGCAAATAGTCCTTGTTAGGTATGGAGGGCTTAGGAAAAGTAACCGCGGCTACGCGACTAAGGAGCACCTAGAGCTGCGCGAACTGGGAACACATCGGTGCGCATTCATCTTCACGATCGACTCCGTGCGCTATACCAAGATCCTCGTCAACAACTGGTAATTCCAGGACAAACATTTTATAGTGAATACGCATCAAAGAAACATCACAGGATAAACAGTGAAATTATTAATTTTAAATTTCATCATGATGGCATAAAACTTTACCTTTTGAGATAATACAGCATGGAAGAAATTGCATTACTCGCGACTCTTGACTCAATGCATAAGCTTATTGAATCACTTAACACCTCACCTAGCACACTAACACTCGTTATCATATCTAGCGTTAGCGGGATATTAGGAGTGGTCATTGGACTCCTTTTACAAGCACTAAAAGATCACTTCACCAAAGACAAAGAAATAAAAAAAGCAAAGTCATTAATAGATTATGAACTAAATAGAATAATGGAGAATGCAAGTCTTGCAATCCAAACCAGCGCATACATGCTAGATAACAATAAGAACATAGATAAAAAGAAAATATCAATACCAACAGCCTGCACGAGGACGTTTTATAATAAATTCCTTCCAGAAGTTGCCATTTATTTAGAAAAAAACAAGCTAGAATCTATAGTTAATGCATTTGATTACGCATGTGAAATGGATGAAAATACATGTTCGCTCGACATTATAAATTCTATTGATGACAACAAAAGACTTTATAACTATGAATATGTTATGAATCTTGCCGTTAGGGCTTACAAAAATGCGGAAAATGCATTGGCAGTTAAATCGGTTAGCTGGGACAATGTCGAACTCAGCCATCAAAAAGTTTCTGCCGACCTTGGATTTACGTGTAATTATCTATTATCAAATAGCAAAATAGATCACTAACGCACTAAGAAGCCACCAAAATGGTGGCTTAAACCCTCACCCAAGCGCCCGGGAGCATTTATCCCTTAGTTATTTAGTAATGATAGATACACTAAAAGTGTAATATTTAGCAATGTGATTTATAGGTAAATATTCATTACGCATTAAAGATACAATATAAAAAACCAAAAAAATTACAGACCACCTAAAAAAACACCAACAATGACCGTGTTTTCATAGCTGAAATTTATAGCAGGTGTGTTTATTTATTGCTTATCCGTTAATAAAACCCTATTACATAAGTTAATAAACTGTGCTTGTAGTGGACTTCACGTTGTCATCAACGGAAAATGATTCAACCATCATAGGTTTTTGACGGATGCATGACACCAATAACTGAGGTAATAAAGATATCGCATCATGAAGAGATAAATTTGGCACCAGATTCAATATTGTTATCACATCAAAATAGACTGAGGGGGGTAATGCTAGAAAAACTAGCTAACCGGGAGTCGCGGACAACAATGGGCGATAGCGAGCGGATACCTGCAAAAATGATAACAGCGTGTGTCTTGGCCGTTGCCAAAGATTAACGCCAATAACATGACAGCGGTAAATGAATACAAGGCTGTTTGAGCCAGTAGTAGCGGAGGATATCATTGCCGTTTAAAGCGCAATTGAAGATTTTCAACATTAAAAGCCCCCTGAAATCCACAGTACGAGGTAGAACATGGCACTAAAACTTTTCCGAGAGGATCATCTTGCTCAACAAAGGGATAGCTTTAGATCGTTCTATCCCGCCCTTTCTTAATGGTTGCAACGTCTAAAATGGGATTATACTGTATATAAAAACAGTATAGAGAAATGCACCATGAAACACTTTTTCCCAACAGCAACACCCGAGAAACAGTTCACTCCGCTCTACTCCGACACTGTCCCAGCAGGCTTTCCCAGCCCAGCACAGGACTATGTGCACGCACGGATCGATCTCAACGACTACTGCATTAGTCACCCGTCAGCGACCTACTTTCTGATTGCGTCCGGGGAAAGCATGCTCGAAGCCGGGATCACCGATGGTTCCATGCTCGTTGTCGATCGCAGTATCGGTGCATGCCACGGTGACATAGTGATCGCAAGCATCGCGGGTGAATTCACCGTCAAGCGCCTTTGCCTGCACCCTGTCGCTCAGCTTGAGCCCATGAACCCGAAGTTCAAACCGATCCCCCTGCCAGATGGCGGCGAAGATCTGGATATCGTCGGCGTTGTCGTCTCAACGATCACGAGGCTGAAATAATGTATGCCCTGGCAGATGTAAACAGCTTCTATGCAAGCTGCGAAACGCTGTGGCGGCCCGACCTGCGTGGCCGCCCCGTAGTTGTTCTATCCAATAACGATGGTTGCGTTGTTGCTCGCAGCAAGGAAGCTAAGCAGTTAGGGATCAAAATGGGAGAACCCTATTTCCAAATTAAGCGAAACTTTGAGCGTGCCGGTGGCATCGCATTCAGCAGCAACTACGAGTTGTATGCTGATATGTCGATGCGCGTGATGTCTGTGCTCGAAGAGATGGCGCCACGTGTCGAAATTTATTCAATTGACGAAAGTTTTCTCGATTTGACAGGGGTCAGAAACTGCATCGATTTGGAAACTTTCGGCAGCAAAGTACGCGCAAAAGTGCTGCGCGATACCGGCTTGACGGTGGGCGTCGGAATTGCCCAAACCAAAACCCTCGCGAAATTGGCAAATTACGCAGCTAAAAAATGGCTTCAAACCGGGGGCGTGGTTGATTTGTCTAACCATGAACGCCAGCGAAAATTAATGGCGTTAGTGCCAACGGCGGAGGTCTGGGGCATTGGCCGACGGATATCGAAAAAACTGCAGCTCATGGGGGTAGAAACAGCGCTGCAGTTAGCTGATGCAAGTACGACGATGATCCGCAAAAATTTTAGTGTCGTGATTGAGCGCACCGTGCGTGAACTTCGTGGTGAGCCATGCCTTTCGCTTGAGGAGTTCGCCCCGACGAAACAGCAAATTATTTGCAGTAGGTCGTTCGGTGACCGCATCACTGAATATGATGCAATGCATCAAGCGATCTGCATGTACGCGACGCGCGCGGCGGAGAAACTGCGTGAAGAGCGCCAATACTGCCGGTATATCAATGCATGGGTTAAAACCAGTCCGTTCTCGATCAACGAGGAGTATTACGGCAATACGGCAAGCATCAAGCTCATCACCCCGACGCAAGATACCCGGGACATTATCGCCGCGGCTATTCGGTGTCTGGATGCCATCTGGCAATCGGGTCACCGGTATCAGAAAGCAGGCGTTATGCTGCAGGATTTCTACTCGCAAGGCATTGCCCAGTTGAATCTGTTTGATGAATTCCAGCCACGACCTAATAGCGAACGGCTGATGACGGTTTTAGACCACATCAACAAGTCCGGACGTGCGAAGGTCTGGTTTGCCGGCCAGGGTAATCACCAAGCATGGTCTATGAAGCGGGAGTTGCTTTCGCCGGCATATACAACACGGGTGTCAGACCTTCCACGCGCCCGCGTGTATTGACATCACAGCAGCGGATTATCGATCGGATTTATGAGATCCGCGCTGTCGTTCCTAATGCTGCCAACGGCCTTTGAAACCGGATACCACGAGAATTTATCGGCAGAGGTGGCGCCGCTAGTGGCGAGCTCTTCGGCACGCGCAGAAGAGGTATCGGGGTTTAGCCATTCGCGGGCAGCCGCCGGCGGCAAAACTATCGGCCGCCGATCGTGAATATCCAACAACCCGGAATCACTTGCCGCCGTTACTATGACAAAGCCGTCGTCGTTCTGCTCAGCCTCTCTGGTATGAAATCGACTGATAGCCGCCAAGAATATCGGCCCACCAGCGTGGATAAAGTACGGCTGTTTCTTCTTCGGATCATCTGGTGACTTCTTCCATTCGTACCAGCCATCGGCTGCAACCAGCATGCGGCCATGCTCCCACAACGGCTTAAACATCCGGCTCCCTGCCGCCGTTTCGACACGAGCATTGATTACCGGCGGGCGCTTCATCTCAAGCCACCAATCAGGGCCATATGTAGTGGCACACTGAATTTGGCCATCTAAATAGAGGTGATATCATCACCTCATAGTCAAAACAGGTGACATTATGACCGGACGTAACAGACGCAATTTTAGCCCCGAGTTTCGCCTCGAGGCTGCCCAGCTTGTACTCGATCAGCACTACACCGTTGCCGCCGCTGCCACTGCGATGAATGTCGGCAAATCCACGATGGATAAATGGGTTCGACAACTGAAAGAAGAGCGAGCGGGAAAATCACCCACTGCTTCACCCATGACACCTGAGCAGATTGAAATACGCGAGCTAAAGAAAAGACTTCAACGCGTTGAAATGGAAAGGGATATATTAAAAAAGGCTACCGCGCTCTTGATGTCAGACTCCCTAAACAATTCTCATTAGTTGAGAAACTCAGGGCGCGGTTTCCTGTTGCCGTTGTGTGCAACGTGTTTGGGGTTCATCGCAGCAGTTATAAATACTGGCGGCAGCCCAGGAAGCCTGACGCCACGAGAGTGGCATTACTGAGCCTTGTGCGTGAAGTTTATCGCGAAAGTAACGGCTCAGCAGGAGCGCGAAGCATTGCCGCGATGGTCACCACCAAAGGTATAAAACTGAGCCGCTGGCGGGCAACAAAGCTAATGAAAGCGCTCAATATTATCAGCTGTCAGCAACCTGGCCATCGTTATAAGAAGGCGTCTAAGGAACACATTGAGATCCCTAATTATCTGGATCGCCAGTTTGCTGTTACCGAGCCTAATCAGGCCTGGTGCGGTGATGTGACTTATATCTGGACGGGAAAACTCTGGGCTTATCTGGCTGTAGTACTCGATTTGTTTTCCCGTAAACCGGTTGGCTGGGCGATGTCATTTTTCCCTGATTCAGCACTGACAGGTAAAGCGCTGTCGATGGCCTGGGAAGCTCGGGGAAAACCGGCTAATTTACTGTATCACTCGGATCAAGGCAGTCACTATACCAGCAGGAATTTCAGGCAGTTACTGTGGAGATATCAGATAAAGCAAAGTCTGAGTCGCCGGGGAAATTGCTGGGATAACAGCCCAATGGAACGGTTCTTCAGAAGTCTGAAAACAGAGTGGGTACCGGATAATGGCTACGCGAATTTTAGCGAAGCCAGCACGGCAATAACGAATTACATCACAGGATATTACAGCCAGCTCAGACCTCATCAATATAATGGTGGTTTGACGCCGAATGAATCAGAAAGATTGTTTTGGAAAAACTCTAAAGCCGTGGCCAGTTTTTGTTGACCACTACAGGATCCCCATAGAACCGGATCCATATGGAGCAGGGTATCGCGCTGATTGATGAGCAGTACATGGGTACCAGGCGCTACGTTATAGCGGCCAATAGACACAGTATCCAGAGCATCTGCATACTCGAGCTCAGAAGCCAAATCATCGAGATAGTCAGCCCTTGTTTGTACTTGGGCAAATCGACCACACATACAAAAACCTCATTGCGGTAATAGGCAAAGTATAGCCCACACGCGATCGACCATAGCCCCTTCCTAATCACATTAGATAAACCATAATAAGGGCGTAACAGTGTTACGCCCTTCTCTTTTGAGGAGAATATAATGACAAAGTTACTCACACTAGAAGAATGGAGTGAAAAAACCTATGAGAGTAAACAGCCATCAATAAAAACATTACGCCGCTGGGCTCGTAGCGGCAACATTTACCCAGCGCCGGAAAAGCATGGGCGAGAATATCGGGTGAAACCGAATGCAATTTATATACAACCCAAGTCATTTAATCTTGCCAGGGCATTGCAGAAAACCGGAGAAATAGAAGTTCCAACGCTGATAGAGAGAATAATCAATGGCGAAAAGACCAGAAAAATACGACGCTAACTTACCTAAGAATCTCACTTATCGTAAGAAGTATAAATCGTTCTACTGGCGCCACCCTATCACGCAGCGAGAGCTTCCCTTGGGGCAAATTGCAAGAAAGGATGCCATTGCACAAGCAATCGAAGCGAACAACTACCTTGAGCAAAACTATCTGCCTAACGCACTCATAGATCGCCTTAAAAGCCGTAAAGACATTTCAACACTTAATGCGTGGCTAGATAGGTACGAGGTAATACTTAGCCGGAGAGAGTTAAAACCAAACACTATAAAAATTCGAACTAACCAGTTAAAAATCATTAGGTCACTAATGGGCAACTGTCTGCTGCCAGAAATAGACACTCGCCAGATAGCTGAGTATTTGGAGTCATTTAACTCTCAGGGTAAAAAATCAATGTCAACGGCAATGCGTTCAGTTCTATCGGATATATTTAGGGAGGCAATCGTGGAAGGTAGAATAAAAACAAATCCTGTGGAAGCAACTAGAGCCCCTCGCATTAAAGTTAAGCGTGAACGTCTAAACTATGATGAGTACACAAAAATATATTTAGCAGCGAGTGAGCAACCTCAATGGGTGGGATTTGCCATGGAGATAGCACTTATCACCGGCCAAAGGCGAGAGGATGTTGTTCTCATGCGTTTTACAGACATCACCGACGATCGACTGCATGTCGAACAGGGTAAAACAGGTATGCGCATTGCCATCCCTTTAAGCCTACATCTTGAAGCGGCAAATCTTCGCTTGGGGGATGTAATAGAGCGCTGCCGAGCCTCGCATTCTTCAAACTACATTATCAACACCACGCGGCGTTCTAAGAAAGGTGATACATCGTTGCACCCTGACGCTTTAACCAAAGCGTTTGTGAAAGCCAGGAATACCTCAACGTTGGATCTTGGTGACAATCCACCAACATTTCACGAGATCCGCAGTCTCGCGTCACGGCTATACAGTATGGAAAAAGGGGAAGAGTTTGCACAGCACCTACTGGGCCACAAATCAGCTCTCATGACGAAGAAATATCTTGATCCCAGAGGCAAGGAATACGTACTTGTCTAAAAAGACCGGATATAGGTTTTCGTGGAAATTTCGTGTATTTTCGTGGGTGGGTGAAATTTTACCTTATAAATCAAGAACACAAAAAAAGACCGAATACGATTCCTATATTCGGTCTAGGGAAATGGCTCTTGGGAGAGAGCCGTGCGCTAAAAGTTGGCATTTTGTGCAAGGCTTGTTCAGCCGTGCACTTTAAGAGTAGCTTACCGCGCTATTTTTGCCAGCCAGCCGCACGGCCGGTGATAGTTTCATTACGGAATTAATTTCGTGCAATTATCCATCACCGGTTAACCTCGCACTAAGCCATTGGGGGATAAGCGATTAGTTCGCGCAGAGCTTCTCGGCGCGTTCGCGGTACGGCTCAACACTCATCTTATGGCCCGGATTGGCGGCGTCATCGAGCAGGATCACGTCCAGCGGTTGAGCGCGTTGCTGCCCTGCTTTCACCTGCGCTTCTGCGGCCGCGTTAAGCGGGTACTGCATCAGCGTGCTGTTGTTGAGCACGAACAACGCACCGCCGCTGCGGCACTGCAGCGTCACTTCTTCTTTGGTGAACGCCCACTGCTTGCCGTATTCCAGCTTGGTGATGTTCACCAGTTGGTCTGCTGCCAAAGCACCGGTCGCGGTTGCCAGCAGCGTCATGCCAAGTAATACCGATTTCAT